AAAATTTACGATAGCAGTAAATGGAGATTATAAACTTTATATTGAAAACCCTGATGGTAACGCAACATTGTCTTCACAATTACTTGCAGTTTCCACAGGAGTTGCTTTTTCAACAGCTGCAGGTTCATTGGGATCTTTCGCTGCAGGGAGCACTATTTCAGTAAACGTTGTGGCAACATCTGATTCTGCAATTACGTTTACAAGAACATCAGGAAGTTTACCAGGTAATCTAGCATTAACAGCAGGTACTGGTGTAATATCAGGTACAGAGAGTGGTAGTACCTCAGACGAATCATTTAGTTTTGAGTTGACTGCTACTGATGCTGAGGGACAAACCGCAGCAAGAACATTTAGTATAACAATAACGGTAGGAATTAATAATTCAGGACAGTTTAACTAGGATAGTATTATGGCATCAACAAGAATATATAGAACGGCAGGAACACCAACTTTAAATACTAAACATACAATTTCTATGTGGTTTAAAAGAACTAAACTTACTTATGGAGATTGTTTTCTTATGGATGGTTGGCAAGACGCAAATAATAGATTTAAGTTAGCATTTGATGCTAGCGATAGATTAGAATGTTATAACACTCACGGTGGTAGTTATAAGTTTAATGTCGTAACCAATAGAAGATTTAGAGATACTGCAGCTTTTTATCATTTAGTTATAAGAATTGATACAACACAAGCTTCTGCTTCTGACAGGGTAAGAGTGTATGTTAATGGAACTGAAGAAGAAAGTTTTTCTACTTATACTGATGCAACTCAAGATGATGCTAATAATGTAGTTAATGAAAGTGGTGCAACAATATCTATAGGTGATTTTCAAGGTGGTGGAAATGCTTTTGAAGGACTTATGGCTCATGTTCATTTTGTAGATGGAACTTCTTATGCTCCAACAACATTTGGCGAAACAGATTCTACATCAGGAATTTGGGTTCCAAAAACTTCACCATCTGTAACTTATGGAAACAATGGATTCTTTTTAAAATTTGAAAACGAAGGTGATATGGATTTAGATAGTAGTGGAAATGGTCATACATTTACTACGTCAGGATCACTAACTCAAAATGTAGATACTCCAACAAATAACTTTGCTGTTTTAAATAGTTTATATTACACCACAACAAGTGGAACTTTGAGTTTTGCTGGAAGAAATTTTACTAAAGCATCAAGTGTAAATAGATCATGCTTTAGTACATTAGCCGCTCATGCTGGTAAATATTATTGTGAAGTAAAAGTATTTAATGATACTGATTGTAAACTAGGAATAGTTAATCTTTCTTATGATTATAATTTAAATGGACAAACAGTAGATTTTGCTGCTTCAGGAGGTGCTTATAGTTATAATGAAAACGGTCAAAAACAAGTAGCAGGAGCCTCAGCAACATCCTACGGGGATGGATACAATGCTGATGATATAATAGGTATTGCGATGGATCTAGATAACAGTAAATTATATTTTAGTTTGAACGGAGTGTTTCAAGATTCA